AGCGCAAGCTGCGCAAAACGTTCGCATCGAGACAATGGAGCGCGGGGAACGAACAGTGACAGTGAACGGGCGCCAGCATCAAGTAGACGCTATTGTCTATGGATATGCTTCGCACCCGACCATCACGGCCACTGATCTTCAGCCGGGCGACAGATTTGTTGCTAACGGTGAGAGGTATGAGGTTATGGTCTTGCTTGTTGGACTGTCTGACATGTTGCAAGCGTTCTGCGAGGTTCTAACATGACCAACAATCTGAAATGGGAAGTGACTCCTAACAAGGCGTTCCCACAGTTGGCGTTTCTGTATGCTGACGCCATTGAAAAGGACTTGTTGGCTCTCATGCAACGATATGCGCCTACTGTCGAGAACTATATGAAACAGCAGGCGCCGTGGACAGACCGTACAGGCAATGCGCGTCAAGGCATGTTCACCGAAGTGGAATACAAGCCTGGACAGCATGTTCGCCTGCACCTGGATCATACAATGTGGTATGGGAAATACTTGGAGTTTCATCATGCCGGTCGATTCGCTATCGTCTTGCCAACGCGAGACTTGTTTGGAGCGCGCATGATCAATGAGGCTCGGAGGATGTTACCGTGACAGTGCTAGCCAATATCAAGGCCGTTCTCGAAGCCGATGGAACACTCCTGGCGACCGCGACGGGCGGAATCTATGACTTCGATGAAACTGAACGATTAGGCATCAATCGAACAACCCTGCCGGGGGCGTTCGATGCGAATCTAATCATCAAACCCTGTGTCCTTGTCAAGCTGAGAAGTGAAGTTCCCGACGATGTGCTCGCAGATGATCCCTCGCAATATGTGAGCCTGACAGCAATCTATGAGTTCTGGTGTTATGAGGACAATGGGTTCACAAACATCGACACAATGCTTGCCCGGATCTATACACTGATGCAGGGAGTACAGGTAAGTGGCACATTCCAAATGCACTGGATGGGTGACGCAACACCGTTTCGAGATGACGTTCTCGACGCGAATCTGAATAGAAGCGATTACATGGCGACCGTCAAGCGGTCAGCGTAGAAACAGGAGTATCATCATGGCTTTTGATGCATATGGAGCCCCACAATTTGGTCTGAACGATGTGAAGATAGCAGTGTGGAATAGCACGGATAGTTATGGCTCTGCTGTCGATATACCGTCCGTTCAGCTCATGGGGGCTATTTTACAGATTATCAGCGCACAACTAGAGGGCGATGACACCATTACCGCAACCGCTGCCAGAGCAATCGGTGGCGAGGTTCGTATTCGGTTTGGTAGTGTCAATATCGCCGCCCTAGAAGTTCTGCTTGGCAATACGGCCACAAGCTCTATTGCCAGTCCGAACGAGGTTTATCAACTGAAAGTTTCCGGTGGCGATAACATGCCATATTTCGGGATCGTTGGCAGGGCTCTCGCCGAAGAAGGCGTGGGCGACTTCCAGGTGTTCTTCCCCAAAGTTCGTATCACCAGTGATGTGACACTTGCTTCGCTGGAATACGGCACGTTCGCAGTGCCGGAATTCACGGCACAAGCAGTTGAAGACACAACCTATGGAATCCTGAGTCTCGTCGAGCATCAGGCGGCCACCGCTATCGCTATTCCCCCAGCGAATATAGTGTAACGGAGGATTAAAATGGCACGGAGAAAGACAAGGAAAGTGACAAGCGCGAAGGCATGGCGCACTCCGCGTGACCAGGGCGAAGTGATCGAATTGCCGAGTGGGAAATGTGCTCGCATTCGATCCGTCGCCCTGGACAGTCTAATTGCTCAAGGCGAATTACCAGACCTGCTCACACCACTAGCCTCACAAACGCTATGGCGTGAGATGACGTTCGAGGACATAGCAGACGACGGACAATTGGCCAAGGGCTATATCGAGCTAATCAATGCCGTACTCCCCGCTGCGTTCATCAAGCCAAAGATTGTCGCGCTAGAGGATCTGAACGAAGATTCTGACGATGAGATCACCCTGGCGGACCTTGCATGGACGGACAAGACCCACGTATTCCAGTTGGTGTTGCTACCAACTGAAGCTCTTGAATCGTTTCGTAAAGAACAAGAAAGAGATGTGGACCCTGTACCTGACAGCAAGTCACAGCAGGACGAGGCCGAGTGATCTCGTTTGCATTCAAGACGATTGGGCTGCACTTCAATTCGATAACGCCGTTGCTATGGTAGGACGCATTATCGAAAATGCAGCCCAAGAACAGCACAATGTGGGCAGTGAAGAGAAGCCCAAATTTGTGAACAAGTATAAGATTGGCGAGCTGTTAGACGATGATTTCCGATTCGCCGTGGAACCCGAGCCAACAGAGCGTGACAAGCAAATGAAAGCCTGGAACGTGCTCAAGGGATGGGCGAGAACCACGCGCGGCGTGAGATACATACAGCAGCAATAGGGGCATACCATGACGATGGGCGGAGCGCGTAGCGCAGGCGTAGCAAGAGCCTCAATTGAATTTGATCTAGCAAAACTGCAAGCAGCCGTCATTGGAGTCAGAAGCGCCAGCGGGCAAATGACCGCGGCCATGAATAAGGCGGGAGCCGCTGCCGGTAGTGCGCAAAGCAAGTACGAGGGCTTTGGAACAACTGTCAAGAAATTGACGGGCGAAATGCTTGCTCTCACTGCCGCCACAGCAGCGCTCGCCGCCATTGGTCTAAAAACAGCCTCGAATATCCAGAACGCCACCATACAACTCAAGAGCATGACCGGCAGTTTGGAAGATGCCAACAAGCTCATGGACCAGATGCGCGCCAAGGGGCGCGAGGCTGCCGTCCCCTTTGAGCAGATGATTGATCTGGCCATTAAGCTACTCCCACAGCTACAGGGGAATACTGCGGAGCTGGATAGGTGGATTGATTTATCAAGGCGCTTATCGGTACTGAATCCCAAGGAAGGGTTGTCCGGCGCTGCGTTCTCGATTCGTGAGACGCTTAGTTCCAAGGGTCGTGACCTCATTTCTCTTGCAGAGCGATTCAACATCTCCCGTGTTGATTTCCGCAAGGCACTGGCAGCAGAGGGGGGTGACATCGCCGCTGCGATGGACCGAGTGCTCACGAAAATGGGCATCACATCACAAACTGCCGAAGAGTTGACAACAACCTTCACCGCTGGTCTATCTCGTGTTTCTGATGCATTCAATCAACTGCTGGGCACAGCCTTTACGCCGTTTCTCGCTACTCTTACAGAGGTAATGGAGCGAACAGCAGCCTGGGTAAATAAACTGAGAGATGCAGACCCAGTACTACTAACACTAACCGCTGGCATTATTGGGACAACCGCTGTTCTCCTTCCACTTGTGTTGCTCGCTGAAAGACTTGGTGCGGCTTTTCTTCTCATCAGGGGAATGGGGATGTGGGGCGGGCTTGGCGGGCTTGGTGGTGGTGCAGTGGGGGCTGCTGCAGGTGCCGCGGCTCCGGCGGCTGCCGGTGCAGGGCTTGGCTTTGCAGCCGCTCCTGGCTTCACGAATCTTATACAGAAAATTGTTGGCGAAAGTCGATTTGAAAGAGATCGTGGGGAACCGGCTCGGGAAGCAAATTACACAAGACTCATAATTGCAATTGAGAACTTCCCGCAAACGCTCAAGGATCTGATCTTTCCTGATGCGGGAACCAAACTGCGTCAGGAAGCTCTCGGCAATCAACTTAATGCCAATGGTATTCCCCCATCCTTGAATATTGGCCGCCCATCCTTGGGGCCAGGGATTCCAGTCGCCGGCTCTCGCGCGCAAGCCCTGGAACCCGATCAACTCAAAGTTGTACTGAAATGGCAGGAAGACCTTGCAGACCTTGAGGAGAGGTTCGGGAAGCAACGTGTACAGGCGACAGAACAGTTTGAAAGCCAACGCGCCAATGCCATTAGAAGTTTCGGGAAGACGATGGTCAGAGAGACAGAAGATTGGGCTCGCTCGCAAACTCGGGCGCTGGAAAATTTCCAGGACTCCATCACTGATGTGAGGGAGAGCGCGGCGCTAAGAGAGAGGTTGGCGCAAGAAGATTTTGATATCAAGATGCAGGAATTGCGTGAGGACCATAACAAGAAAATCGAGGACATTGAGCGAGATTTCAATTCGCGCCGAGAGGACTTGATTGACACTCATCGCGACAAGATTCTCAATTTAGCCTCACGTCTCGATGCCAGAGGCATTGTAGAAGAGAATCGGCGTTTCAACACGGCCATGAAACGTATTGACCGGCAGGAAGGCAAGCAGAAAAAGAAGGCCGAAGAAAGTGTCAAAGATCGAGAGAAAGATGCCAAGGGCGCGTTTGAACTGCGTCGGAAGAGAGCCAGAGAGGCGGATGAGCGGCGCCTGGAAGATATGCAGGATGCATTTGATGAGCAGCAACAGGAAGCCGAAGAGGATCGGGCCATTCGTTTGCAGAGAATGAAAGACGACCATGCTGACCAGCTCTCCGCAATGGACGACGCACATCAGAAGCGTCTTGAACAAATAGAGGAACAAGAGGGTGAGGCCAGAGAAAAGATAAGGGAAGAGTTTCTAAAGGATATGGCCGAAGAGGGAAAGGCAACACTAGCCTATATCGAGGAGCAAGAAAAGCGAGAGAAAGCCGCCAGGGACGCGTTCGATGGCTTCTGGGATCATATGCTAAAAACGATACTTGCATCGCAAGGCGTAACCGTTGGCGGCGGTGATGCGGGCGGTGGTGGTGGCATGCAGCCAACGGATCCTCTTGTACCGACTCCATTCGCTCGGGGTGGTCCTGTGTCCGGCACGAATAGAGCCCTGTTGCATTCCGGGGAATTTGTCATGAATCGCTCAGTGACCAATAGCTTGCGAGCAATGATGGGGGACTTTAATCAGGCAGACATTATGCAGGCTGTTGCAGGAGGGTCGGGAGGGTCCCGAAATACTAGCGTGCGAATCGCTCCGGGCGCCATTGTCGTGAATGAGGCGCAACGACCAGGTATGACTGCCAGCGAAGTGGAAGGTGCATTGATTAGTATGGTGAGGAGCATTACATGAGCGATTACCGAGTAGCGGATGGGCATGATGTAGTTCTGGGCAGTCTCTCGGTCCTGGACCCTCAGCCCGCCAGTGAGGGGATTAAACCAACGCGCCGAACGTATGGAGCAGATGGCACCGTTTACGATGAAGCCAAGTTCGTGGAGCTTGAATATAGCATGGTAGAATCGGCGACCGCCTACCAGGCGATTCTGACATCGTTTGGAGTCAATGCCGCCTTAACCAACGATGTTACCGTTTACGTGCGGGATGAAACGTTCGCATCTACGCGCCAAAACGGGACCGCTATACGGCCCGAGATTGGACGTGATGTGCGTTGGAGGAACTACTTCCCGCGCGATGTCGTGATCCTGATCAGGAATTTGGCAGACCCGGCTTAGGTTCTACTCCCTTTCTCCGTAAAGGGTATACCGCTCGTTCTGGGGCCGAGCGGTATACCCCTACTTTTTGAGAGACTGGAAATAAGTTTCTATGCGTTCTAGGATTGCCTCAGCCTGTTTCTTGCTGAATTGTAAGTTCAGCCATTCTACAGGATCGCTTGCACTCTTGCTGAGATTGCATGAGGCGCATAGGGGGAGCATGTTGGTGGGCACAGTACCAGGACAATTGTCAGCACTTAGGGGTATCCAGTGATCGCCGTGAGCGGCAGCAAACAGACTGGCCACAGGATCGTCACAGACGGCACAGAGGCCATTGAAATAGGACAGTGCATTATTCCAGTCATCGGCGGTAAAAGTGGCAGGGAGAGCGCGTTTTCTGGCATTGCGGCGGGCTTTAATGGCACGTTTCTTATCCCCATTCTTGGCAGTCCATTGGCGATCATATTCACGAAGTTTATCGCGATTAGATTTCTTCCATATTTTCTGTCCCGTGCGAATTTTTTCAGGATTTGCTTCGCGATATTCACGCATATATTCGTCAAGTTTTTCTTTATTTTTTTGACGATATTTACGACTATTCTCAGATATCTTCCCCTTATTGGCGTAATAATATTCGCGCTGCTGTTTTTTTATCCGTTCTTTATTCCTTGCATTATATTGTCGATTGTATTCAAATCTCTCTTGACGATTTGCTATGCTGGCCCTGTGTCTACATTCTTTGCACCTGGGATACAGGCCATCAACCTTAGATTTGTCGCCATGAAAATACTTCGCATTGGCAGGTTTGCGCTCCTTACATTGAGAACATTGTTTGTAGATAGGCGTTTTAATGGTATCATTGGGGTACATAAGGACTCCATTCCTTGTGTCGGTCTCGGGGCGGTGACACGCCGCCGAGACATTATTTTATATCCCAATTGTATCATGATTTCCAGAGGATGTATATATGCTTAGGCTATTTATCCTACAACCAACTGTCATTTTCGAGGCTCGGGTCAATCAAGACTCATTTGCATACCCGTTGACAGAGCTTGAATTCGATGGGGTGACCACCGGAGCTTTCGGCGATATCGAGCCTGGAATGACCGTGCTTTTCGGTTCTGCGGCGGGAGATGATGATTATGGCAGACAGCGCATTCGGCTTGCTGCTGATTCTGATACAATCTTCATTGGCAGAAGCTCCCAAGGCACCAGGGACGGAGAAGCCGATCTTGTAGACAATGCCTACATTACCGTACTCAGCGATTATCGGGTTTGGGCAAAGGCCCCGTACATTGACGGCAGTGGCGAATCATTCAAAGATGAAATAGATTGGTCAGATGAAACAACCGACAATCCGCCCGTTGCTAATGCTGGAGCCGCAGTCTTCGCCACCATAGACGGTGGAAGCATTATCACAGTTGACTTTGATTCGGCGGACTCCTTTGTGGTCGCAGACGGAGCGGCTATTAGCACCTATCTTTGGGATGTGGATGATGGCACAATCACAGTTGGCACATCTGCATCAAGTTCCATCACTGCCACCTTCCCTGCTGGGTTCCGCTGGGTGTCACTCACTATCACAGATGACAATTCCAAAACCCATACGACACGCGTGCCGGTGTTTGCCCGAGATCCTGCATCGGATGATACCATTGACAACTGGCAAATCAGGAATCATACCATCGCCCCGGAAGGGCAAAGGCTGACCATTCGTGTATTGGCTTCTATCGCTGAAGGAACGTATCCCGATGGCACGCTCGTCATGATAGCGGATGGCGAACCTGCGTCGGCCAGCGACCGCACCAACCTACACTTTGTTGGCTGGCACATGACGGACCCCGCAGACATTGGAGCAGAGCGCACAGGGCTCATGCACAGTACGGACCTCTCTCTTGCTGATGTGGCGGGCAAGCTCGATACACTTCCCACCTATCCCTCATCAATTGAAAAGGCTAACACGCCCGACAAATGGCAACAGATGGAAACGCCAAATATCGACAAGTTTTTGCATTACATCTTGCAATGGCATAGCACAGCCCTCGATGTAGCTGATTTCACGAATAGCGGCACCGGCAGCGCCATGCAGTTTGTGATTTTGGGCACGGAAGGACAATCGCTATTTGACTCCGTGGCTCGCAAGTGTCGGGCCATCGTACCTGACTATCATCTGACCTGCAATACACTGGGCCAATTGCAAGTAGTCTCAGATCCCATGCTGCAAGATTCTGGAGACAGAACCGCAACCATTCAGGCCACACTTGCCGAGGATGACTGGACGGACCTGAGTTGGACGCACATACGATATCCGCGAACCCACTGGCTTACCGCATGGGCCGTTCTTGCAGGCTATTGGGATCCGGATGTTGAGGACGCGACTGCCATCAAAGCCCTTGCCCCAGGACATACGCCAGGACAAGGCGAGAATGAGGTCGAGCATAGCGAGCAACTGGCAGAAACCCAGGCGGACCTAAACTCTTGTACAGGACATCGCTACGCTCGTCTCAACGCGCCAGAGAGTTCATTCCGCATCATCTTGGCTGAGGGGGATGATCTGGATATCGAACCTGCTGACATGACGTGGGTGAAATTGACCATATCAGCAGCCAATGCAGCGCAGCGCGGGCTTGCATTCACGGAAGAGCGAGGACTTCCGCTCAAGCTCAACATCCGTTACAACCATGCACGTACAGGGCTAACGCGAACAGTTGAGCTACTTTGGGAACGAGAGATAAGCGGTCCAGCCGCCATTACACAGATTGTGCTTGTGGACCCGCAAACGCCCGAAGAGGACTGGTGGGATGAGCCCAACTGGGAAGTGCCGACAGGCCCCGTATTTTATGACCCGCCCGCGGCGTACATCGTGTGGGACCAGAACAATGTGGGCCGTTCCTTGGATATCATGGCAGCTACGCCCACATGGGCACTTGTGGACACGGGACTCACTGGTAGCATACTCAATTGTCAATATGTGGGCATCACTGCCACAAGCAAGATCGGCGTGTGGTGCTTGACCACAACCGGCGTGTGGTGGTGCGGTGACATCATGGCAGGCACTCCATCGTGGACGAACACGTATGCACTCGCCACCATGCAAGCGGCGGAAACGGCGCCGGACAGTGGTAGCGCTCGATTTGTCGGTATGGCCAATCATGGTGCTCGCCCTGGCTATCTCATCATTACCACCGAGCCCGACACAGCCGACACCGCTAACGCAGATTGGGAGCATGGCTATTTCCATCGCACCTCCGATTACGGGGCGAACTGGACCGTGGAAGATGTTGCTGATGACGGACTGGTCTATGACCAAGGCGGGCATATACGGGGCTACATGTATTGTAGCGTCAACGGTATGGAATGGTATCGTGATGATCCTGGGCGTATCTACAGCTTCCGTATGACACCCAGGGTAATCACCAATAGTCGGCGGGGTATCCTGTACTCGGACGATGACGGGGCTACATGGGCCGTTGGCGAACTGTTCCCAGCGGCATCCAACAACTGGCAGATTGCCGGATTGCTTCATCCGTTCCCGAACTCAACGGATCCGCTGTGGGTGATCAATGGGTCCACGGGCGTTTCTGCCCGTCCCGAACTCCACAAGTCTGTGGACGGTGGAGTGAACATCGATACCTTGTCAGACCCGTCAGGTTATGATGGATTCATTACGGGATTGCGTCCGAACTCTGCGTACAACGAGCCATTGCATGTAATGGCATGGGCACGCAACACGGCTGATACCGATGCAGACTTGCTCGATAGCGATGACGGCGGCACTACATGGAATGTGTTGTGGGATTCGGGCGCCTCAGAGAACTGGACCACCCCCAACGGTTGGCCGACAAATCGCAATATATGGTTTATCGTGCGCAAAGCCACAGGCGGCGCCACACTTGTCAGTAGGACCGAAGACTATTTTGCCACAACTCCGGTGGATATCAGTGGCAACTTGTCCACTGTATTTTCGACATGGAACGGCGCGCACACGCGTGGCACTGCTGACGGCTTCGCATTGCCACGGATCGGAGATAACGCATAATGAGCAGCGACGAACTTCAGCGAGCAATGGACGACTTGTGGAGAGGTAGCGAAGCGCGCAACTGGATAAAGGGTCGGCTTGGTCGCATAGAAAATGATGGGAGTGTGACCATCAAGACAGGGCGCGCTGGATTTGTTCATGTGCGAATCGGCGCGGAAGGCGAGCAGGGTGTTGCCATTGCTCGCAATCTTGGCGTGCCGCACAAGCCCTATCTGCCCGTTCGCATGCGAATAGATGAGAGCAAGGGCTACTACATCATTCATGGCGTGGACTATGGGGCATCGCTAGACACGTTCACCGGGGGAAGCTCCTCGTCGCAGAACGTAGCTCCACACACACATGCCATTCGCTCGGGACTAGAATATCCGGTCGAAGCGTTACGCCTTGCTCCTGGCCGTGTTCTCTGTGACACTGGTCTAATCGCTGAAGCCAAAGCGTTCCGTTACATGTACAATGGCAGTTGGGAAACGTATGAGGGTGGCACGGTGGACATGACATCCCAACTCCCGGCATCCACAAAATGGTGCTGGATCCTTGTGGGCATTGACATGCCGTCAAATACCATAACAGCCGTTAAAGGCGCCGACCAGGACAATCAGAGTGACCTGACCATTGCCCTAATCGACTCCGTTTCTGCGGCAGGTGTGATACCACTAGCCGCCGTGCAAGCCACAAGCACTGATACCAGCCTGAGCAACATTGACCGATGGCAAGATGCCCGTCCATGGCTCACCATGATATATGGAATTCCACTTGATGACCTGCTCGATGTGGTCATTACATCAGTCGCCGACGATGAAGTGCTCGCCTATGATAACGGCACCAGCAAATGGATCAACCAGACGGCTGCCGAGGCGGGCCTTGCCACTTCCGGCCATTCACACGCTGCAACACGGCCTAACATAGGCTCTCCGCAAGCCATTACTATTAGCAGTGATAGTGCTGATATCTCGTCGTATGCCACGGTGCCATTCTTTGATTTGCGTGGAGAGGGTGCAGCGGCAGACGATTGCGCAACCATTGTGTCTACCAATTCATCCGTGGGCGATATCATCTATGTTACAGCAAGCGTAGACACAATTACCATGAAAGACGGGACCGGCAACCTAGACACAGCCGGAGATCGCACGCTCGACAGCATCAAAGATACAATGATCTTGCGGTGGGACGGAACTGATTGGTGCGAAGTGGTTCATGTGAGCCCGTAGGCAACGCATAACGAAACAAGGGTCCCTCATCAGGACCCTTGCTATCACAACCCATGGGCGCCTAGTTGTATGTTTCCTTGGCTTCTATGGCTTTCCACTCTCTTTCCCAGCAACTCTGGCAGTAGATACCAGCGAAGTATCGCCCGCCTATCTTGTCAACATCCATAATCTCTTGGCAATCGGAGCAGTGGGCTTTGCCCTTATCTATCAAAGCGATTCGGGCGAACACCTCTTTTACTCCCTCTACCCACACACCCGCCCCAGCACCCGAGCTGCAATTGCCAAGTGCTCTGGAGTCTGTATCCCACGCGTTGAAGGAAATCCCATTCTTGTTATTGTACACAGCGAAAGAAATCAGATGCCGATGCCGTGGTGACCACATGTAGTAATGTGTGTTCGCCCACCGGTAGTCGATTGCCTCGGCAGCTCGGCTTCTGAGGTTTTCAATCTCGTTTGCGAACTTGGCAGGGTTCTTGAGCAACTGTCCCTTGACTCCTTGTGCGTTGAACACCAGCCAGGGTTCTACGTAAAAGCTATGTGGGTTTTTCATCCTTGCACCTCCTCCTGGCTCAGTTTCGCCGCCATGCCGGCTGTGAGCCGCTTCATCTCAGCTTCCGTCAATTCCTTGCTGCTCGAGCGTTCCCCTTTGCTAATAGCTACAACCTGCTCATGGCGTGCCTTGGTCCAGGACTTGCCATGCAGCTTGGTGCCTGTGGCGTGATAAGCCTTCCTGACATTCTCTGGTACATCGTCAAAAGGGTTGCCCTCTGCTGCGTCTGTAGCTTCCTCTGGCCCGTTCACCTGCACGTCCACAGGTTGTGCTGGCTGTGGCTTCTGCGTGGCTTGTGGCTTGTCTGTGCCGTTTGTGGCTACGTGGGCGTCATCGTCCAGGCCGTCAGCCAGACTGCACTGGGCCACCAACATATAGCGTTTGGCGTAGCTGATGGCGCTGCCCATCTTTTGCGGGTTGGGATCGTTAGGCAACGGCATGGCGTCTTCGATCTGCGTGTCACTGTCCACATGGTACAGGGTGCTACGCAGACCAAACACAAACTCGTTGTCGTGCGGCGGCTCTTTGGGCAACATGGCCGGCGCCTGATAGATGACGACACCGTGAGTCAAGAGCGGCGTGCGTACAGCGTTCAGCACGTCTGTGAGCGTGCTGTACTTGCTGCGG